TTGAGAGAGACATTAAAACAACTATAAACGATTGTAACTTACTGTTCTCTCAATTTGATAATCTACCTGAAGATATACAACATGTATTAGCTAATATGTGTTTTCAATTAGGTAGACCACGACTATCTAAGTTTAAGAACATGATTGCTGCCGTAGAAGACTTAGATTGGGCAAGAATGGCAGATGAGATGGAAGATAGTAATTGGTATAAACAAACTCCTAATCGAGCCGATAGATTAATTACTCGTGTTGATAGGCAGTTTGCTAGAGAAAGTATTGCATAATGAGTAGAGAACTAACTGAAAGACAACAAAAGTTTTTAGCTGTTTTATTTGATGAAGCAGGTGGTGATGTAGTAGCAGCTAAGAAGTTAGCAGGCTATTCTGAAAGCTCTAGTACTACAGACATAGTTAAATCGCTTAAAGATGAGATTCTAGAGACTACACAGCTATTTATGAGTAGGAACGCACCTAAAGCTGCAATGGCTATGGTAGGAGGCTTATATGACCCTACAGAGCTAGGTCTAAAAGATAAGATGATGGCAGCAAAAGAATTATTAGACAGGACAGGCTTAGTGAAGACTGAGAAGATGCAAGTAGAAAGCACTGGTGGTGTTATGCTATTACCTGCAAAGAATGATGGATAGAAGTGTAGGCAAGTGGAAGTTACCACAACCAACAGATTTAAAAGACGAAGAACAAAATGAATGGATACAGATACCTCGCATAGCTAGGACTGTTCCATTTGGATACAAGTTAAATGAAGAAGACCCTGATTTACTTGACCCAATACCATTTGAGCTAGAAGCCATAGAGATGGCAAGAAAGTATATAAAACAGTATTCATATCGTGAAGTAGCTAATTGGCTAACAACTAAAACAAATAGAGTTATATCACATGTGGGGTTAAGGAAAAGATTAATACATGAAAAACAACGTAAGGACCAAGCTAGAACTCTCCGAAAGTGGGCAGCTTATGCCGAGAAAGCAATCGAGAAAGCGAAAGCCATCGAAGAAGAAAGAACAGGTGCAAGAGCCTAAGATACAGGAAGTTGCAGACGTAGAAGCAGTACCTGTAGAAGAACAGAATGTAGTATTTAAACCTAACGAAGGACCTCAGACAGAGTTTCTTGCAGCAGGTGAAAGAGAAGTACTATATGGTGGTTCAGCAGGTGGTGGAAAAAGTTATGCTATGTTAGCAGACCCACTACGTTACATGGGTCATCCATCATTTAGTGGGTTGCTATTGCGACACACAACAGAAGAATTAAGAGAACTTATATTTAAGTCAAAAGAAATATACCCACAGATATGGAAGGGTATAAAATGGTCAGAAAGAAAGATGCAATGGGAAGCACCATCAGGTGCAAGGTTATGGATGTCATACCTAGACAGAGATGATGATGTACTTCGTTATCAAGGTTTGGCATTTAGTTGGATAGGGTTTGATGAATTAACCCAGTGGTCTACTCCGTATGCTTGGAACTATATGCGTTCACGTTTGCGTTCAGTTGCACAGGATTTGCCTGTCTACATGAGAGCAACAACTAACCCCGGAGGTCCGGGACATCACTGGGTTAAGAAAATGTTCATTGACCCTGCACCATACGGAAGACAGTTTGATGCCACAGATATTGAATCAGGGAATGTTCTTTCCTATCCAAAAGGACACAGTAAAGCAGGACAAGCACTATTTAAACGTAGATTTATCCCTGCAAGATTATCGGACAACCCATATTTGTCTGCCCAAGGTGACTATGAAGCAATGCTTCTATCCCTACCTGAACACCAACGTAAGCAGTTGCTTGAAGGTGATTGGGATATTAAAGAAGGTGCTGCTTTTACTGAGTTTGATAGGAATATTCACGTTGTTGAGCCTTTTTCAATTCCAAGAAATTGGGTTAAATTTCGTGCTTGCGATTATGGTTATGGCTCTTATAGTGGTGTGTTGTGGTTTGCTGTTTCTCCAGACGAGCAGATTATTGTATATAGAGAGTTGTATTGTAGCAAAGTACTTGCCACAGATTTGGCAGATATGATATTGGATGCTGAAGCCGATGATGGAAATATTAAGTATGGGGTTTTGGATAGCTCTCTTTGGCATAAACGTGGCGATACTGGTCCTTCTCTTGCTGAACAGATGATTATGAAGGGATGCAGATTTAGACCTTCAGATAGAAGTAAAGGTAGTCGTGTATCAGGAAAGAATGAGATACACAGAAGATTACAAGTAGATGAGTTTACAGAAGAACCTAGATTAGTGTTTTTTAATACGTGTACTAATACTGTAGCACAATTACCTGCATTACCATTGGATAAGAAGAATCCTGAAGATGTGGATACAAGAGCAGAAGACCACTTGTATGATGCATTAAGATATGGTATAATGTCAAGACCAAGGTTTAGTATATTTGACTACGACCCTATGGGCAGACCTAGTGGCAGTATGCCGATGGCAGACTCTACATTTGGATATTAAGGATATAATATGGCAGAAGAAGAAATAATTATGGATGAAGATTCTATCGCACTAGAAGATGCAGACGAGTCTGTGACTAGTGATGTTAACGTAAGTGGTATTATACCATTTATAATGGATAAGTATCAACGTGCAGAAGACTATCGTAATAATGATGAAGAACGGTGGTTAAGGTCTTATAGAAACTATAGGGGGTTATACGGAAGTGATGTTCAATTTACTGAAGCAGAAAAGTCAAGAGTATTTATTAAAGTTACCAAAACAAAAACTCTCGCAGCTTATGGACAAATTGTTGATGTACTATTTGCAGGCAACAAGTTTCCTATTAGCATTGAGCCAACAATATTACCTGAAGGTGTCGCAAGCGATGTTAGCTTTGACCCAAAAAAGCCTGAACAACTTAAAGGGGAAACTTCGTTGTCTTCGCCTTATGGGTTTAAAGGTGATGGCATGGATTTACCGAAAGGTGCTACTGAAAAAACATTGGCAGAAAGGCTGGGTCCTTTACAAGACAAGTTGGAACAAGTTGAAGGATTGGAAGAAGGGGTAGGTAAGACACCTACTGCTATTACATTTAGTCCTGCTATGATTGCAGCTAAGTCTATGGAAAAACAAATCATGGACCAACTACAGGAATCAGGTGCAAGTAAACAATTAAGAAGCACAGCATTTGAAATGGCATTATTCGGAACAGGAGTAATGAAAGGACCTTTTGCTGTAGACAAGGAATATCCTAATTGGGATGATGAAGGTAACTATAGTCCTATATTTAAAACTGTACCATCAACATCACACGTATCAGTATGGAATTTTTTTCCTGACCCTGATGCTGCTAATATGGATGAAGCACAATACGTAATTGAAAGACATAAGATGTCAAGAACTCAATTACGTGGATTAAAAAAGAGACCATACTTTCGTGAGAATGTGATTGATGAAGTAATTGCGTCAGGCGAAAACTATGATAAAAAGTATTGGGAAGATGATTTATCTGATTATGCAGCAGACTATGGCATAGATAGGTTTGAGGTATTAGAATATTGGGGTATGTGCGAAGTTGATATGCTTGAGGAAAATGGTGTAGATATACCAAAGGAACTCAAAGAGTTTGACGAGTTGCAAGCTAATATATGGATTAGTAATGGTAAACTAATACGAATGGTTCTTAATCCTTTCAAGCCTGCTACTATACCTTATATGGCAGCGCCTTATGAACTAAATCCATACTCATTCTTTGGTGTAGGTTTAGCAGAGAACATGGATGATACGCAAACTCTTATGAATGGTTTTATGAGAATGTCTGTAGATAATGCAGTATTATCAGGTAACTTGCTTATAGAAGTTGATGAGACTAACTTAGTTCCGGGGCAGGACTTATCGGTGTATCCGGGCAAAGTGTTTAGAAGACAAGGTGGTGCTCCGGGTCAGGCTATCTTTGGTACTAAGTTTCCTAACGTATCAAATGAAAACTTGCAACTATTCGACAAGGCTAGACAATTAGCTGACGAAAGTACAGGATTGCCTTCTTTCTCACATGGACAAACAGGTGTGCAGGGTGTAGGTCGAACTGCATCAGGTATATCAATGTTGATGAACGCAGCAAGTGGTAGTGTTAAAACTGTTATTAAGAATGTAGATGACTACTTACTTAAACCATTAGGTGAAGGTATGTTTCGTTTTAATATGCAGTTTAACTTTAACAAAGATATCAAGGGCGACTTAGAAGTTGTTGCACGTGGAACAGAAAGTCTTATGGCTAATGAAGTACGCAGTCAAAGATTAATGTCTTTCTTGCAAGTTTCATCTAGTCCTGTTCTTGCACCGTTTGCTAAGTTTAATTACATAATTAGAGAAATAGCAAAGTCTATGGAATTAGACCCTGATAAGGTAACTAATAATATGGATGAAGCAGTTGTACAAGCAGAACTACTAAAAGGTATGCAGGGTGAACAACAGCCACAGCAACCTCAACAGGCAGGTCAACCACCTGTCGGTGCTAACCCACTAGACCCTACAGGAGCAGGTGGGGGTAATGTAGGTACAGGACAAGCTCCAGTGCCGGGAGAACAAGGATTTTCAGGAAATGATGGACAAGCAGGTGCTGCAGCAAATCAAGCCGCTAACCAACAACCCCAAGCTAATGAACAGCTTCAATGATTACATTGATGCATTAATAAAACAACAGCATAAGATACTAGAACAGTCTAACGACATGATAACTCTACATAGGTCTCAAGGAGCTATAGCAACTTTAAGTAAACTCAAACTATTAAGGGATGAAGTAAATGGCATTAAGTAAACAAATGGAAATGTTTGAAGATGGTGGTCTCAAAGATGAAGGTGGCATGATTGATGAAGTATCAGGTAATGATGTTCCTCCGGGTTCTACACGAGAAGAAGTGAGAGATGATATACCTGCACAGTTAAGTGAAGGGGAGTTTGTATTTCCTGCTGATGTTGTTAGATACATCGGTCTTGAAAAATTAATGATGATGAGACAAGAAGCTAAACAAGGACTAAAGCAAATGGAAGCTATGGGTCAAATGGGTAATAGTGAAGAAGCCACCATGCCTGACGATTTACCTTTTGATGAAACAGACCTTGACATTGAAGACGATTTAGAGTATAATACAGGTGGAGTTGTTCAGGCACAACAAGGTACATTTGTACAAAACCCTGTTCCTATGGGATATGCACAATTTCAGAATGAAGGCATAGACCCTAATCTTCAAGGCATGCAACAAATTCAACCAAATTTAGCACGAGGAGTATACAGACCAAATACAGGTAATGTATATGGTGGCTATAATGTTAATACTCCTGTAGACTTTCAAGGTTTACTAGGTTCAAGTGCTCAAGGAGCACCTCAAACAGAATTAGTTAAATATTATAATGAGAAGACAGGTCAGACACGCATGATACCACACATAGTAAATGCTGATGGTACTAGAGGAGATTCTATATATCCTATACCTGAAGGTTTTGACATACAAGAACCCACTAAAGAAGAAGAGAAGAAAAAAGAGCCAGACTCAGTTAGAGTTCCTAGTGCTACAATACAAGATAGTGGGGGAGATGATGATTCAGGAGTTGGTGACTTAGGTGGTGCAAGAACAACTATAGGTGGAGAAGAGTTTGCTATATCTTATGGACTAGATGGAACTGTGTCTTTAACAAGTGTTGCTGACTATAATAGAACAGGCAAAACAAATTTTACTACTGTAACTCCTGCTGTAGCTGAAGCAATTAAAGCTCAAACTTTAGGTCAGTTATCACAGTTAGGTAAAGGTTTTGGATTAAAAGGTACAGCTTTTGCAGAACTCGCAAAGAAAATGGGTGTAGATACACCTAGGTATGATAAATTAGGTAATTTAATAGATAAAGGTAGAGAAGCCACTAGAACACTAGAATCTATTAGAAAAGGAGATGAGAAAGCTATTTTTGGTAGAGATGTGGGTATGTTAAGCCAAAGACAGGGTTTTGATTCCATGAGTAGACGAGACATGGAAAGAATACAAGAAAACATAGAAAAAGGTGGCACTGAAAAATTTACTAAAGAAGATATAACAAATTTAGATTTGGCTTTTAGTAAAAAAGAAGAAAAAGAAAGACAGGAAGCACAAGCAGCAAAAGAGAAGGCAGAAAGAGAAGCATATTTAGCTGAACTAGAAGCTCAAAAAACTGCTAAAGAAAAAGCAGAACAGGCTAAAAGAATGGAGTCTGAAAGATTGGCTAGGGAACAAGCTGCAAGAAGAGAGAGAGAAAGAAACAACCAAAACTATGATTCAGGTGATGACAACTATGGTGGTGAATCCTCTATAGGTGGAGAAGGTGGACTAGATGCATCATCAGGAGTTGGTGGTGGTGGTGGTTGGACTGCTACAGGTGGATTCATCAATAAAAAGAAAATAGTAATGCACAAAGGAGCACCTAAGAAAAACAAAAGAATGAAGCGAGGTGGATTAGCTTCTCAAAAGTAATTCACAATTAATGGCTACTTATCCCCCAACATAACTGGCTACGATAACCCCAAGGAGAAAAATATGGCTGAAGAAGCTACAAAGACAATGGTGGAAGAAAATACACCTAAAAAAGAAATGTTTATGAATAGACCTTATTCTCAAGAAGAGAGAGTAAAGAGAGATGAAGAAGAACTGGCAAGGCTCGTTGAGGAGCAAAAAGGTGCAGGTACGACTAGCGAAGAGGAAACTCCGAGTGAAAAAGAACCGACTTCTGCTGAAGAGAAAACTTTTAAAAAACGATATGGCGATTTAAGAAGACATACGCAAGAGAAAGAGAAACAGTTCCAAAAACAGCTAGATGATATGAAAGAGCAACTAGCTAAAGCAACTAAGAAAGAAATGAAGTTGCCTAAGTCCGATGAGGACATAGAAGCGTGGGCAACAGAGTACCCAGACGTAGCTAAGATTGTTGAAACTATTGCTATGAAGAAAGCAAGAGAACAGGCAGTTGAGCTAGAAAGTAGAATACAAAAAATAGACGAGATGTCTGTTGAAGCTAAAAAAGAAAAAGCTGAAGCAGAACTAATGAAACTTCATCCTGACTTTAATGATATTAGGGATAGTGATGATTTTCACGATTGGGCAGATGAACAGCCAAAATGGGTACAGGATGCACTATATGAAAATGACAACGATGCTAGGTCAGCAGCTAGAGCTATTGACTTGTATAAAGCAGACAAAGGAATCGGTAAGGAAACTAAGACAAAGAATGATAAGAGTGCAGCTATGGAAGTTAGCACGAAATCTACAAAAACTAAAGTTGATACTACAGATTCTAGTAAAAAAATACTTGAGTCTGCTGTTCAAAAAATGTCCGCTGCACAATATGAGAAACAGGCTGATGTTATAATGGAAGCAATAAGGTCAGGCAATTTTGTGTACGATATATCAGGTTCAGCAAGATAAAATAAAAAAGAATGTTGACAAATAGTTATTTATGTATATAACTATATGTAACTAGAAATGTAACATGACCCCATTTGGACACTTGTGTTACATTATACTACCCACTTTAGAGATTACCCAGTTATGTGAGCCTACATAGGAATCGCTATCCTAAGTACAACCTCAACGCATGAATGGTCCTTATAAAGTAAAATGACTAAAAGAGCACAGTAAAATGTGCATTATAAATGTTTAAGGAGATTAAAATGGCATTTACAGCAGCAGCTGGCTATGGAAACCTTCCTAACGGTAATTTTAGTCCTATTATTTACAGCAAACAGGTGCAACTTGCGTTCCGTAAGTCATCTATTGTCGATGCAATCACTAATAATGATTACTTCGGTGAGATTGCTAATATGGGCGATT